TATTTGGAATAGTTCTAGACCAGAAGCACAATATGGATATAATGATGATTTAGTAATGTCATTATCTATTGCTCTTTGGGTTAGAGATACTGCTTTAAGATTACGTCAACAAGGATTAGATCTTCATAGAAAGACAGTAGGCTTAATAGGAAAATCTGCACCTGTATATTCTAGATCATCACATTCACCACAACAAAATCCATGGACGATGAAAGTTGGAAAGCAAGATGAAAATATTTCATGGTTGTTATAAATGCATCAGTATTCCATAAAACATATAATTATAATAAAGATATAAATGTCATTAATAGATAAATCATTAGGAGCAAGATTAGGTCGATTATTTTCTAATAACGTTATCGTACGTAGAGTCGGCGGTAAAAAATTAAGAGTAATTGATACTGATAGATTACAATCAGCAGGTAATCTTGAACAATCAAAATATGTAGATAGATTTACTAGATTACACGGTATTAAGCCAAGTATATCTACTTATAATAATAACTACAATTATCAAAGCTCAAGAACAGAATTATACACTGATTATGAAATCATGGATATGGATTCTATTATCGCAGCAGCGTTAGATATTTATTCTGACGAATCAACACGTAAAAATGAATATGATGAAATCTTAACCATTAAAAGTTCAGACGAAACAATTAAAAAAGTATTAGAGAATTTATTTTACGATATTTTAAATGTAGAATTTAACTTATGGCCTTGGATTAGAAGTATGAATAAATATGGAGATTTTTATTTATACTTAGATATTAGAGAAGATATTGGTATTGTTAATGTTACTCCACTTTCTGCTTATGAAGTAATTAGAGAAGAAGGAACAGATCCAAACAATCCTTATCATGTACAATTCTCTATTATGGGCAATAATAAGATTAAATATAAAAATTATGAGGTTGCTCATTTCCGTTTATTAACAGATTCAAACTTCTTACCATACGGTAAATCAATATTAGAACCAGCACGTAAAGTTTGGAAACAATTAACGATGATGGAAGATGCGATGTTAATTCATCGTGTAATGAGAGCCCCGGAGCGTCGTATTTTTAAAATAGACGTAGGTAATATACCGCCAAACGAAGTTGATAATTATATGCAGCAAATCATGAATAAAATGAAAAAGCAGCCATATATTGACCAACAAACGGGAGACTATGATTTAAAGTTCAATTTAATGAATATGCTTGAAGACTTTTATCTTCCAGTTCGTGGAGGTGCTTCTGGTACTGAAATTGATACTTTATCTGGAATGGAATTTACAGGCATTGAAGATATTGAATACTTAAAAAATAGAATGTTAGCGGGTCTTAAAATACCTAAAGCATTTTTAACATTTGATGAAGGTATTGCTGGTAAAGCATTATTAGCTGCTGAGGATGTTCGTTTTGCTAGAACAATAGAACGTGTACAACGTATTATAGTTTCAGAGCTTACTAAAATTGCTGTTATTCATTTATTCGCTCAAGGATATAAAGACGAAGATTTAGTAAATTTTGAAATTGGATTAACTACTCCATCAATTGTTTACGAGCAAGAATTAATTGCGCTTTGGAAAGAGAAGATTGGATTAGCAAAAGAAATTAAAGAAGCAAAATTATTATCAGAAGAATGGATTTATAAAAATATATTTAAACTATCTGATAATGAATGGCAAAATGAAAGAGATAAAGTATTAGATGATATGAAAAATAATTTCCGTCAAACTCAAATCGAAGAAGAAGGAAATGATCCATTATTAACTGGAGAATCTTTTGGTACACCTCATGATATTGCTAATTTACATGTAAGTAAAAGAAATGCTGGAGGTGATACAGGAATAGAAAATAACGGAAGACCTAAAAAAGGTGGTTCTATATATGGAACTGATGCTCATTCATTAGGAAGAGATCCGATTGGTTCTAAAGGATTTAAACCAGCAGTTGATTTATCTGTTAAAGAAGGTGTAAATACGTCATCAAGTAAAGATGCTGCAAAAAGATTAGGATTAGTTCATGTAAAGAAAAATACATCTAAAAAATTAATTTTGGAAAGTATTCAGCCAAGTAAAAAACAAGACGCTGATGCAGGGACTTATCTAGATGAATCTAACATTTCGGAATGATTTATTAACATCGTAAATAATTATTAATGTAATATATACATAGTATCAATACTGTATGAAAAAAATTAAGCATAATAAGCTTCGCAACACGGGTATAATATTTGAATTATTAGTAAGACAAATAACTTCTGATATTTTAAATAATAAAGACTCACAAGCAATTCAAATTGTAAAGGAATTCTTCTCTAAGAAAAATGGCTTAGCTCATGAACTAAAACTATATCAAACTTTAACTAATGAAAAACTTTCTAGCGAATGGAAAGCTGGGCAATTATTAGAAGCCGTAGTTAAATCAAGAAAAAAATTAGACGAACAGTCTTTAGAAAAACTTAAGTATAGTTTAATTAAAAGAATTCGTGAGAGCTATAAATTAGAAGACTTTTTTCAACATAAGGTAAATAATTACAAAGTATTAGCTAGCGTATATAAATTATTTGAATATGCTGAAGCAGATAATCCTGTTGATGTTGTTGATTCTAAATCTTGTATTTTTGAACATTTAATTAGAAAACCAGAAGATACTCCTAGTGTTGAAAGTTTAATTGAAACGCAGTTTGGCAAAGAAGATAAAGATATTAGATTATTATCATATAAAATTTTATTAGAGAAATTTAATAATAAGTATAATAAATTAAATCCTAATCAAAAACAATTATTAAAGCTCTATATTACGAATTCTCCAAATAACCAAAATGAATTATTTGAGTTTGTAGTTAGTTCAGTTAAAAGCATTAAAACAGACTTAGATAAAAACATTAAAAAATGTGATAATCAAGTAGTTCAAATTAAACTATCAGAAGTAAATAATTTATTAACTACTATTACCGAATCAAGAGTAATTAAAGATAATCACGTATTGTCTTTATTAAGATACTTTGAATTAGTAAAAGAACTTAAAAAAATTAATTAATATGGCATTCAAAAGACTTTTACAAGAAATCGAAGATAAATTTAATGAAATAAACAATTTTTCTGAAGAGCCTGAATCAAATGATACTGTATATTTTATAGAAGTAGCTGTTAGAGATGCTAGAAAAGCTTTAGAAACAGCTCAAGCCGAACTACCTGGATATAGAGGATATATTAATAATGAAACATTATGGATGGATGGGTCTAATGTGTATAATTCTTTTAATAAAAGTATTATTGAAAATTTATATGAAATATTTAAAGAGTGGGGTATTGATGTTAATAATACTAATATAGTAGAATTAGAAGAGGCTTCTACATCAGGAGGTGCAGGTGCGTATTTAACACCTAATGCTTTTGGTCATGAAGCTCCGGAAAGTGCTATCACAGCATATGGAATGAAAAAAGTAGGCGCGCCTAATAAAAATACTAAATCATTAAAAGAATCAAACTACAAGACAATGATGTCTGAAATGTATAGTATATTAGAAGAAGGTAAGTATAATGATATTAAAAATAATCCTGCCGTTTCACCTAAAAAAAAAGTAAACTACGCAATTGCTGAAGTATATACTAAGTTATATGAAATTGAAAAGATTATTTCAAGAAACATGAAACTTAAAAATGAAATGAATATTGATAACAGAATGTATTGGAAATCAACAAAAGAAAAATTATCTAAGCTTTCTGAAAGATTAAATAGAGTTTCGAGTTACTTAAAAAACCTAAGCGCATAATAATAAATAAAAATAACATGAGACTTAAAAATAAAATTCGTATCAAAGGTGATACATTAAATATCTTTGAAGAAGTAGACAAATATAATAGCTTTAAAGTTGGTGATTTCGTAAAGATAGAACCCGCAGCTGCTCAACAATCTGGATTAGACCCTAACAAATCGTATGAAATACAAGGATTTGTAAATTATGGTAAAGGTATGAGTAAATCTATTAATGCTGTACTTGATAAAGAATTATATAAACCATATGTATATCCTCCTAAAGGAATTATATCAGTTAAGTTTATAACTAAAGAAGTAAGTGAAGGATCATTCAATCCTATGAAAAGTAATGCTGTTAATGAAGCTAAGGAAAAGAAAGACCCTAAAGATAAAAAGAAAGCTGATAAAACTAACTACGGACAAAAAGATATAGCTGATGTAGATATGGTTAATCCTTACGAATTAAGAAAAGGAATTAGAATAGAAATGGTAGACATTGATGATTACGAAAAAGCAATGGATAAAGCAGTTAAGAAATTAAAGAAAGATCCAATGTTTTACAGTAATCTAATTGCTAATGTTAAAGAAACAAAAGGCAAAAGATCAGATGTACCTACCGAAGTAAAAGATAAGAAGCTTAATAAAGTATCTGATAAGTTAAAAGATAAAGCAAATGAAATGTCAGTATCTAAAAAAGATGCTGCTAAGAAAAATGCTAATGATTCTTTAAATAAAAAAGAAAAAGCTTCTGGAAAACCTAAAGGCGTTAAAGAAATGACAATGAAACCTAAAGCTTCTAAAGGAATGAAATCTATGTCAGTCCCTGGCAAAGAAAAGAAAACTAACTTAAAAGAAAGTTTTAATCTTTGGGATGCATTTAAAAAGAACATCTTAAGATAATTATATAAAATGAATACTAATTTACTTATAGATTATCTTCCGTTTGAAGTAACGCCTCAAATGATTAATGAATCGCTAGAACAAAATGGCGGTCGTTTAATTGTTAAAGGTACTTTACAACGAGCAGATGCGTTTAATCATAACGGAAGAACTTATCCCAGAACTATATTAGAGCGCGAAGCTTCTAGATATCTTGGACAAGAAGTTAAAGAAAGAAGAGCATTGGGAGAATTAGATCATCCAGATTCTTCAGTTATTAACTTAAATAATGTTTCTCATAATATTTTAGAGATGCATTGGGACGGTGATGATTTAGTAGGAACTGTTGAAGTATTACCTACACCTAGCGGAAATATTTTAAAAGCATTATTTCAAGCCGGTATTAAATTAGGTATTAGTTCAAGAGGTTTAGGTTCAGTTAAGCAAATTGACGAGCAAGGACATGTACAAGTTCAAGATGATTTTAATTTATTATGCTTTGACTTTGTTTCTAGTCCATCAACCCAAGGAGCTTACTTAAGACCTATTAATGAAGGTTCTGGTCAAATAAACATAACAAACAAATATTATTCTGTAGAAAAAATTATCACAGATATAATAACAGACTTTAAATAATAAGAAAATGGCAAAAGATAATAAAATAAAACTTAGAGGTCTTTTAAATGAAGCCTTTGGTACTTGGGGAGTTGTTACGCACGCTCATCCGAATCGTAAAAGACTTCAAGAACAAGAACCTGGAGTACCTGGAGCAGCTCCTGCAAGACCTGCACCTCAACCAGCTAGAACACAACCAAAGCCTCCGATGCCTACAAAGCCTCAACAAAGACCTGCTGTTAATGATGTTCCTGAAGAACCAAAACAAACTCCTCCGCCAACAGAAAATCTTAACTTTAAAGTGCAGCCTGGATTTAAAGTAGAATTTAACGGGAAGCCTGGTCAATATTATATTATTAGAATCATGAATACTTCAATGACTAATTTTTTAGTAGTTAATGACAAAATAGGAAAGCCAGTACAATTTATCGGAGTAAGTGTAGAAAAAATTAATTCTGACGAAAAAGGTAAACCATTTAATAAAAAATAATACAATGACTAGTTTAAAAAGAATTATAAGCGAAAAGTGGATGCAAAATGAAGCATCAGAAAAAATAAAATTATCTCCTAAAGATAAAAAAGAAATCATGGAGATGATTGGTAAGTTTAATGAATATGGCAATCATATATACAGAGCAGACGAATTACGTAATATTACTAATGAAATGAAAGATGTAATTCAAAAAGCTAAAGATATGACTTTACAAGAAACAGAAGGAAGCTTTGATGGTATTACAGTAGGACGTCATATGAAAACATTAGAAAGTTCTATGCAATTATTTGAAAAGACAGCTGGTGAAATTAATACTTTACAACAAAGATTAGAAAGCGTTTATGAAGATATCGGAAGTGTATTAAATAAATATTACAAGATAAATGAAAATGAATTAGATGCAGTAGGCCATGAAGATAGTGATATTAATAATGATGGTCAGGTAAATAACAGCGATGAGTATTTAATGGCAAGAAGAAAAGCAATTTCAAAAAATATTGATGATAATATAAGTGAAAGAGAAATCAATAAATTTAAAAGATTAGCAGGTATTAAATAACTAAATTTTAAAAAGCTCTAAGAAATTAGGGCTTTTTTACTGAATATACAAAAAAGTATCAAAAAGTATAATGTTTTTGTAACATCGGTAATATATATAATAAATTCCAATATCGTATTTCTAATATACGATTACAAAAATATCTAAACCGCTTTTATAGTTCACTAATAACTATACCGATTTATTTCGTGCGGATAAAAAAATCACATAAAAATAAAAATGCAAGACTTATTAAAAGAAGCTATTGCTGATGCAAAAGCAGTTAAAGAAACAGCCATTGCTAATGCTAAGTTAGCTTTGGAAGAAGCATTCACCCCAAGAATTCAATCTATGATTTCTTCTCGTTTAGCAGAAGAAGAAATAGAAGATGAAGAAGGAATGGAAGATGAAATGCCAATGGAAACTCCAGGAATGGAAGATGACGGAATGGATGTAGGAGATTTATCGATTGACACTGACGGTGATGGACAATTCGATGAATTCGACATTATGTCAAGAGGCGTAGAAGCAGAAGAAATGCCAGCAGAAGAAATGCCAGCAGAAGAAGAGCTTGATGAATATGATTTATCAGAAATTTTACGTCAGTTAGACGAAGAAGAAGAAGATGAAATGTATGAAGAAATGTCATCAGCAGAAGTTGACAGAGATGCGGAAGAAGATCTTACAATGATGGAAGAAGAAGTAGACATTGATGCTTTATTAGAAGAATTAATGGGCGATGAAGAAGAAATGGATGAAATGTCAATGGAAGAACCAGAAGAAATGATGGAAATGAAAAAGGCAAATGCTAAAATGAAAAAAGAATTAGAAGAAGCTTATAGCGCAATTAAAACTATGAAAGATAGTTTAAATGAAGTTAATATGCTTAATGCAAAACTTTTATTCACAAACAAATTATTTAAAGCTCATACTTTAAATGAATCGCAAAAAGTTAAAGTAATTGATACTTTCGATCGTGCTAGAACAATTAGAGAAGTTAAATTAGTATATGCTACTTTATCTGAATCTTTCTCAAGCAGAAAAACATTAGTAAAAGAATCAGTTGCATCTAAACCAGTTGCATCGACAAAACCTAAACAAACTATTTTATCTGAAGGCGAGCAAATTGCGAACAGATTTAAGAAATTAGCAGGTTTAAAATAATTAAATAATTAACAATTAAAAACAAAAAAAACATAAACATTACTATGAGTAATTTAAATGCAATTCAAAAGATCGTTTCATCTACACAAGATAGATCTTTTCAACTTTTAGAAGAATCTAAAGGTTTAGTTAACAAATGGGCTAAGACCGGTTTGTTAGAAGGAGTTGATAGCGAATATGACAGAGCTAGCATCTCAATTTTATTAGAAAACCAAGCTAAGCAATTAATCACAGAATCTAGCAGAACAGGTACAGCAGCAGGATCAGAAGAATGGTCAGGTGTTGCTCTTCCATTAGTAAGACGTATTTTCAGTGAGATCGCTGCTAAAGACTTCGTTTCAGTTCAACCAATGTCTTTACCTTCAGGTCTAGTATTTTATTTAGATTTTAAATATGGTACTACAAACCAAGCGGGTTTTGCAACAACTAATACTGCTGGCGCATTACCTAGCCAACCAGGATACCAAACTAACTCAGTATTTGGTGTAACTAGTACAACTGG